AGGTGTCATTTGGATTTCTTAGTAGTAGGCTTCTTTGACCAGTCAATCTTATCGTAGTTCTTACGCTGCTTGGCTGGGTTGTGCCCTTTTCTTGGTTGATGACCTTTACCCATAATTAAACACTGTTACTTTTAAGAAAGTTGTGAGTGTTAATAAGAGCCTCACGGTGATCGTTTAAAACATCATTGTGATGCTTTAGGATTTCTAGGGAGGTCTTGAGGGCATCCTCAGTTTCCTTGAGGGAATTATTGAGGAGTATTAGGGATCCTGAGGTAATTACGATGTATAGAATTAGTAGTGTGTTTCTCATATAGGTAATACTGGTAGTAGGTTATACCTTGTCAAACACTAATGGATATACTTTTAAAGGAAACTCTTATTCCAACATAAGGGAAAACTTTAAGGAGGGATTATTACCAGTATCTAATTAACACTCTTTTTCAAAGGAACACTAATAGTAGGGATCTTATAGATATAATTTTAAAGAGAGTGTTCCCTACCTGTCAAGGTTATTAGCTCTAATTTTCATTTATTTTTAGAACACCTCCCTTAGTCATTTCTTCCTTAACGGTAGTTTATATAAGAGTTTGTTGATTATCAACGACTTAGGAAACCACTACGAGCTCTCTATTATTTGTTCCCTCTTAGGGGTGTTGTTCCTATTGACAACTACCTCTCTGGTAACAGGATAAGGAATATGCACACACAATCCACATTAGATCTTGTTACTAAACTACCATTTTCTGATGTTCCTCGTTGGACTAAAGGACAGAATAAAGGAAAACTAAAACAGACGTTACTCCAAGTGTCTGGTGAGTTTACTTCTTGTGATCCTCATCCAATATATGAAGGGCTGTTCTACAAGAGTTTTAGTAGAGGCAAACAGTGGTGGTGTGTGTCGGAATATTGGGAAAAACAAGGACTACCAACGCCTATGGAAATCCACGAGAGACAAAGGAAAGCTCGCGCTTACAACTTGAAGAAGTCCGATAGTGAGCCGAGTTTACTTGAAAACGGGAGCAAGTGTGGCTATGTTGATCAGTCCCCAATGCAGGTTTCTTGGGAGCCTAAGCTAGGAGAAACGCACCCTAAATATTATAATTTCCGTTATTGGGGTAAAGAAAGAAGTGGCTCACAGTGTTGGAAGCACGCAAAAGATTTTAAAAAAGCTGCTGAGCAAATAAAAGACTGGGCGCAAACCCCTGAGGGGCGAGCTGTCCGCAGTGCTCTGGGCGCTAAACGCCGTAAGACACTCAATAACAACATAGCGCTACCCAAGGATGCTTTAGACGACCTCAGGGGCATCTATCACACCAGAGATGCCCTTACCCTAGCGGCACGCTCCGCGGGCTCTTCTGAGTGCTTCCACGTCGATCACGTGATGCCTCTAAAACCTAACCTAATAAACTTCAATGGAACTAAGCAACGCCCATTCACAGGATTACACGCTCCTTGGAACCTTCAGATCCTTGAAGCTAAGGAGAATATGAGTAAGTCCAACAAGGTGTTACCAAGTGAGGGCTGAGGCTCCACCTTTGTTCTTAAAGTAGGCATCAGTAAACGCCTCTAGCTGTTTGTCGAGCATCTCCACCTTCCGCTCTGCCATCGCCACCTCTGCATCCTGAGCCATTTGCTCCGTCCAGTAAGCAACCGCTATACTGAGAGCATCAAGTCTATCGTCATGAGTAATCGCTCCTCGATCCCTAGTAAGGCGAGACATTTGGTAGAACAGGGAATACTTCAATTGACTCTCATGGGGATACTTCTGGATAGTCTGAAAGTCATCCTTGATCACCTCAGTGTCCACCACGAGCCTGTGACCCGCCATGACGGGCTCTAAGGTATCAATGATACGCTTCTCCTTCTGCGTGCTATGGCGCACCTCTTCGATGCTCACAGGGTAAATCCTATTCAGCACAGGCTTAATAAGCTCGTTGAACATACCATCACCGAAGTTGGTCTCGGTAACGATGTAGTTAACCTTGTGTTCCTTAGCCATCTCAGCGAGTTGCACTAGGGTATCCTCGGAGTATCCGCCTTGTAGACCACCAGCAGCAGGCACATACAGAGTACCGTTGAGGATTTTACAGACAGCATAACCAGTTTCATCTTTACCTCTACCAGCAGGGTCAATCGCAAGCACACTACCAGTGTACGGAACCATCTCTCCAAGTGTTTTAAAAGGTCGGTAATACCGCTCACCAGCGAACGCCACATTGGGAACACTAGAGTCCCACTCAAGCTGTGGGTCTCTTGCCCACACGTAACGCTCAGGGGCTACCTCGTTGTCAATAGATGTTACAATCAGGTCACTGATCTTTAGAGGGAACTTCTCAACGTCGGAGAGCTTGGAGTCCAGCATGAACTGCATGGTATATCCAGCAGATCCATAACTGATCTTTCGTTCTGCTAGGTCAATGTCAGAGAACCGTAGGGGTTCCGTAGATCTGTTTTCTTGCTCTGCATCTACACAGATGTCTGATACGTTCCCGTCATAGATTTTCTCGTTGTGGCTCTGAGTGATGTGAGTAGCTGGCCAGATACGGCTCTTGTATCCACGCTCTTGGAGCTTCGTGTAGATACTGTCGAAAGTCTGAGGTGTTCCCAGGAACAGAACCTTAGAGGTATCGTCGGGCTTTAGGATAGCATCAAACTCTTTTACTTGCTCCGATAGCTTCTCCCGCATGAGCATCGTAGCACTGTTGTTGGCTACCTCGATGTCATCAGCAATGATAAGGTCAGCACGTGACCCTGTAAGCTGCGAGGATATCCCTAGAGACTTGACTGAGGGGGCGTGAGAGGCAGGGGCAGGGCCAACGTCAAAGGAGATCTTAGATTGCCTCTGGTTGTCCTTAGGGCGCAAGTGATGGAGGATTTCCATCTCGTTAATAAGACGAAGCGTGAAGGTACTGAAGTCATCACTACGGGTCTTACTAGCAGACACCACAAGGATGTTTAGCGAGGGCTTCATTAGCAACTGGTGAACCACATAAGCGGAACAAATCCAAGACTTCCCACAGCCACGGAACGCCTGAACGATAGCACGCTTGTCACCATACTGCATGTAATCCGCAATGTCATACTGAAGCGGCGTAGGGTCAGGCAGATTAAGCTGCTTCCAGCATAAATACAGGAAGTTCTTAAAGTCCTTGAGCTGTGGAGGTACTTCCATATAGGTTACTTGTTGTTGCCTCGGTTAGTCTTCTTCGACTGAATCCGTAGGTTACTCTTTGAGTTGTTCTTTGGGTTTCTATCTTTGTGGTCAATGTCTTTACCAGCAAGCTTAGAAGCGCCGTGTTTCTTGACCATTAGACGCCTTGCGGCTTTCCTAGAGTCGTTTCTGCGACGCTGTTCTGGTTGCTTGTGGTAGCTCTCGTATTCTTTTTTGTAATCTCTAGCCATTATCGTGAAGCTACTCGGTCAACACCTTCGTCATTAAACGGAAGCATGCTGACAAGGTTAGCCATTGGGTTATTGTTGGTTACAGTTGCACTTATCTGGTTGTCCTTGAGGAGCTGTCGGGCGGCGTTAAGGTCACTAGGGGACGCTTCCCCGCTCTGGATGCGATTAATGAACTCATCAATCAGTAGGTCTTGGAGACCATATAGTTTTTCGTTGCTGTCTTTACTCATTTCTTGCTTATCTCTTTGTAGATTTTAATACCTAAATAGAACATCGTTAAGACGCCTACGCCTATAGCTACGGCTGTGTTAATATGGTCGAGGGTTAGGGTTCCGAGGATTCCACTGGTGGCTATGAACGGGGTCACGTAAGGGTTTTCAGGTATCATTTTGGGTTATTTGTTGAGGGATTGAGGGGGTTAATTAAGATATTCTGAGCCACAAGCCTGTGTAGCCTTGGGTACTTTTGCCACCACATCCAGACATGCACCTCCAAGTGCCAGACTGAAGAGAGGAAGTTCCATTGATAACAGCACTATTGCTATAGTACATAACACTTGTAGTGCCTGTCCCTGATTGCCAAGCATGAAACGCTGTAGATGTATCACCTATTGCTATAGCTTCATAAGCAAGGGGTCTGCCCCAGCTATAAGCTCCAATAGCACCTGCGGCTGGAATTGGGGCAGAAGCATCAGCTCCATCAGCTCCGTCCGCTCCAGCAACACCAGCGACACCAGCGACACCTTGGATACCTTGTGGGCCAATACCTTCGATGTTCGTAGAGGCATTCTCAGAAACCTCTTGAGCCACAAACAGACCTTGTTGGTAAGCTGTGTCGAGGTCATTCTCAGACAACCGTGAGCCGTTCTGGAAGTCCACTAGCTGTGTGGTTCCAGTGTTACGCCATACACGTATCTTTTGGTAGGCACTGGGTGCGCTATCTAGTGTAATGGTCTTTGCTACTGCGTCACGAGAAGCAACCGCAAGGTCACTCCAGGTGGTTCCGTTGTAGCCCTTCACGTTGACGTCCGTAATGGAGAGAACGTTAAAGGGAACGCTGTAGGTAGTTGCTGTGAGTCCTGATGTATATTCAATGTAGCTGTTAGCCATAATTATTTTAGGTTAAGGGATTCTAGTAGACTTTCGGGCTGCTCGGAGAATGCCTCGCGTTCCTTTAAGATGTCATAGATGTTGTTTCCAGCGCTATCTATATAATCTGTAGCAGCTTTGGAGTTGAGAATTGTTTCACGAGCTTCAGCACGGTACTCAGAGATGACATCTTTAATCATCTCCATGCCTTCGTTGACGTCAGTACCTTGTTCGTTCTGCTCGTAGCCTTTCTTGTATTCACGTTTGAAGTCACCAGTCTTTACTACCTTGTTCAACGCTTGGCGTAGTGTCTTACCACCTAGACGAGTCTCACTCATGAGCTGTCCGTAGACGCTGTAGAGGTCTTCATTGTCTTCGTTGGTGAAGTTCTTTAGCTTCAGTCCTGAGACACTCGTAGGAACATCAGAGACGCTTCTGAAGCTCATAGCGTCCTCTAGGAGAATGTCATCAATAGCTTCACGTTCGGGAACAGTCTTACCAGCAAAAGGTATTACGTAACTAGCTAAGGATGGTTCCTCTTTGATCTTAGGCTCCCCTAGGAGCGTCAATCGGTAGTTACCTGTCTCTTGTCCTAGGGATGCACTCAGAGTAGTATCAAAGAACTCCCCAGTAGTAGTATCAGTAACAAACTCTTCATCGAACTTGTTAAAGTTACGGACTTCAGCGGGCACAGGAATAAGAGAGCGAACAACACCCATAACACCACGTTCTTGTGTCTCAGGATTAGGAGACATCACCTGTGTCATGTAGCGAGCACCTGTAGCAAACGGAGAGTCCGTAGCTATAGATTTAGTAACTGAGGTAAGGAACTGAGTCATCGTTTGGTCTTCAGTAAGACCTCCAGCTTCCTTAGCAGCCTCACGGCGTGCGTAGTCAGCGCCAAGAGCAAAGACCCCCTTGAGTGGCTCAAAGTATTTAAAGTCATACTCAGAGCCTCCCATGACGATCTTCCAGCTATTAGGAGCACCTTGAACTTTAGATGTTGCTCGTTTTTGGTCTTCAGTCATCCAAGAGTCAGTTCCAGCAACCTGTCCGTTCTTAGCCATCTCATAGCCAAGGAAGAACAGCCCAGCGCCTACGCCGAGTTTACCTAGGTCTTCATAGTCCTTTTGCATCTTGAGGTCTGTAACATCAGCAAGAGAGTTCTCTAGTTCTGCTACCTTCTTCTCAGCAGTTTTAACCACGTCAGCATCTTCAGACTTTAGAAGCGCCTTCTGCTCTTTGATGTCCATCTCTAGGTTAGAAATCTTTTTGTTATACTTACCAAAGGTAGCAACACTTCCCATCTTTGTTTCAGCTTTGCGAGCTAATCCACCAGCAATGTTCTTTCCAACATTAATAGGAGAAGCCATGTAAGAGAGATTAGCACTCAAGGCACGCATAGGAACACCAATGAACACGAAGAGCGTTCTGGCGAGGAGTCCAGCTTCATCCATGTTGCCTGATGTCTTCACAAGAGCAGAGATGATACCGTCCGTAAGATCCTTTCGGATGTCCTTCGGGTCTAAATCCATAGCACGGAAGTGGTCACGACGAGCAGTGTTAAAGATGTCAGCATACTCAGGATCATACTTAGCTTGTAGACCCCCACGAGAACGATCAAAGACTGCTTCCATGTAATCCTCAGAGGACTTCCAGACGCTATCAGCACCGTCATCAATAGCTTTCTTGATGCCTTTAGCACGAGCCGCACGCATCGAGTGAGCAATCAAAGAGATTTCCTCAAGACCACCAATGAGCGAGATTCCATAATCAAAGAAGAAAGAAGGAACTTGTGCTGGCTTACTATTTAGGATGGTAGCTTTAGCTTTAAGGTATTTACGAGCCAACTCTGATTTAGCTTCCACCACGTCTTGACGGCGCTGGGCTTGCTTAATGCGTTTCTTAACTCTGTGGTTAGGCTCAGAGGCTTCCGATAGTTGATCTTTGATGTAAGCGTTACGATCACGATACAGGAAGTTACTATCACCTTTGTTTAAGATGGTGTCCTTAGAGGAGCGTAAAGTGTCCCCTAGGTGCTTCGTAAGCATCCGAACGTACTCATAGGTTCCTGTGATGTCAGCAGCAGCGTATTGAATGCGACGAGATACCGATACATCTTTCAGCTTAGCAGCCTTAACGATGTTGTAAGGAGTGTTAATGATTGGACGAACCACCGACATAAAGGTAGCCGAAGGAACACCCACGAAAGCTGTCTTAGCTTGGTTAAGCATCTGTGTAAGACGTAGGGTAAAGTAACCATCTACGGCTTGCTGGAAGATGCCTACACGCTCTCCTGTGAAAGTCTTAGCCACTTGGTCAGCAATAGCGTCTAGCTTCTCTTCCTTGGATAGCTTAGGAGCGCCTTCAGCTTTCTTCTTAGCGTCTCCAGCAACAGTCTTAGCAAGCTTTGGATCAATCGCCACGTCCTCGTCTACAAGCTTCTGTAGCATACCTTTGAGAACGATAAGGTCTTCTGTGCGTTTGTTGCCAGCAGCAGTGATACCAGCAGCGTAGTCCGTAGTGCCGTTGTCTTGTGCTTGACGGGTGTTCGCTTGTAGCTCGGAGCCTTGTGCGTAGTCCTTCTTGGAGATAGCGCGGTCAAACTCTGTGTACTTGTCGATACGACTAAGGATTTTCTTAGCGGTAGCTATGTCTTTATTCTTAATGAGCTCGTTGATGTCACCAAAGAACTCCTGAGCGACTGCTCGGAAGTGGGATTTAACCTTGCGGGTAACACGAGCTCCCTTACCACCTGTTCGGTCACCTTTAAGGATTTCATCAATAGCAGCTATCGAAGCATCAATAGGGTCAGCTTCGGGTGCTACTTCGGGTGTCTTAGGGGCAGGGGTAGCTTCTGGAGCGTCTAAATCTTTAGGTTTCCACCCATCTACTGCTTTCCTTTGTCCGCCCTCAAAATAACGAACCTCGACATCCACAGGAATCCCTGCTTGCTGAGATGCTGCTAGTCTGTGGTTTCCTTCAAGAACATAAGGAGTGCCATCGTGCATCACACCAACAACAACAGGATTATCAAAGGAACCTTTTTCGGTAAGTTCTTTCGCTAACTTATCTACGTTCTCTTGGTTGAGCCCAACGACTTCTTCTCCGTTAGCTCCTTTAAGTCCCTTTGTCTTATCTAGTGGTAATTTAACTGGAGTATCAAATCCTCCTGTTTGGGAACCCGACCTAGGCACACCATATCGGTTTGTTCCTCGCTCTACAGCGTCTTCTATTTTACCTTCTAGCCAGTCCTCAGATGGAATGTCTTCGGTAAATTTATTAGGAGCAGGGGTAGCCTCTGGAGCGTCTTTAGATGTCGTTGGGGCTTCTGGGGCTTCCTCGATGACTGTATCTTGAGGTTTCTTAGGATCTTCAGCAATATCCTCCATAGCATCCGAGATGTCCTCTGAGAGAACCTCTCCTTTAGCCACCAATACGTCTACTTCTTCAGCAGTCTTACCACTGATCTTGTTAAAAAGTTTTTTGGTTTTAGGTGCAAGTACCTTAACACCTTCGATACCTCCCCCTAAAGCTGTACCAATAGTAGCACCAGCAACAGCACCAAATCCTAGCTCACCGAGAGTGGGCATACGTTGGTCATCAATAACAGCTACGGCTGTAACTTCACCAGCACCCATAGCAGCACCTTGGGCGGCGTGAGATGCTAGTTCCTTTGTAAGCATTGCCATTTTTGAGCCTTGCTTAGCTTTTCCAAGAAACGGAATGGTGTTCACGAGGCCTGCAAATAGCGCACGACCCTGAGAGATACCTTCTTGTCCTTCAGCTTTCTGAGCAGCTACAGATCCAGCATAACCACCTGAGAAGGTAGTACCGATCCAAGTGACAGGAGCGAAAGGCCCTGAAGCGGCTGAGGCAGGAACAGCACCCATCTGAGCAGCACTACTAATAGCAATCTCTGCTGTGAGTCCTGCTAGTTGTTGTTTAATGGTAGGCCCATCATTCTCTTCAGCCTCAATCTCCTCACGAACATTCCGAGCAACAAAGAGTGCTTCTTCGGGTGTCTCTGGTTCGACTGTAGGTGTCTCCAAGGTCTCCCCTTTAGGCTGTAATACAATGTCCTCTTCAGGTGTTTCTGGAGCGGCTTCTAGGTTATCAAATAGTCCCATATAATTTATCTGTTAGCGAGGTTTCTGAGCGTTTCTTGAGCTTCCTCAAGGTTGTAATAATCGTCTACGCTGTCAAAACCATAACCTTCCCAAGTCTTGATAGCTTCCTTCTGTTCGGGAGTGCGTTCACCTTCTGACACGCTGAGTCCTCGCAGGGCTGGTATCATGCTACGGATAACATTATCGCCTAGTAGAACATCAGCAAAGCCCATGTCAGCATCACTGAGCATCTCTAGGTCAATAGAGTCCACCGTAGGGAACCCGTAGTCCAATAGACTTGCTTGCATTAGACGTTTCTTTTCACTTTTACTAAGACCACGCTTCGTTGTTTCAAGTGCTTTCAAAGAGGTACGGTCACTGGATAGTTCAGTAGAAGTAACACCTTCTCCAGAGAATGATTTAAGGTCACGAACGCTACGATTGTCTCCGCCTTCGTCTCGTGCTGCCTGCTCTTTAGATGGTGGTAGATTGACTTCTAGGAGGCTCTCTGTGTCTCCACGGAGCTCAGCACGACGTTTGTACTGTCCTTTAAGCTCATCAGCCTTGTCTGAGAGTAAACCCTCGTATACAGCAATGTCTCCTTTAGATTGGCGATATAGGCTCGGAGCTACAGCGTCTAAGTCCGATTGAATAGCCACAGCGTACTCCTGAGCATATGCTCCAAAGCGGCTGTCCTTATTACGAATAACTTTCTGAGCTTCACGAATAATAGAACCCTTCTGGCTAGGAACAGTTGCCCACTCGTAGTCCACGTTAATACGTCTCATCATTTCGATGTAGTCGGGGTCTTGTACGTTCACCTTACGCCCATTTATGGACACGGGGAGATATGTACGAGCTGTGTTTGGGTTACGATCCATGACAGCTCTAATCTCACCTTCAAGTGATCCAAGGTCTTCAGAGGAGAACGTGCCAATAGTAGAGGCGTTGCCACCAAAGTATTC